GAATAGTAGAAGTGCCAGATCGAGGTTAGGAATGTAATGACTGTTGTTGCTTTAACTGCTTTTGTTACCGTCAAACAGAAAGATGGAACAGTAGAACATCAATTTCAAAATGGAAAACATACTGCTGTTGATGGACATGCTTACTTGTCTTTTATTTATCAAGGAGCTGCAATGAACAGGACAGGAGATAATTTAGAAGCTTCAATCATCCTTGCTAATAATCCTTTGAGTATGTCCTATGTAAAAGATTTTGTAGAGAAAAAATATTACATACAGGTAGAAACTTTTTTAATGACTGCTGATTTTAATAAAGACACTGCTGCAAAAAATGGAGGCAGATTAACTGGTGAATATTGGTTAGCTGCTGGCATGAGATACGATCCAGAATCAATTGAATTGTTATTAAGTTCTGCTATTGATGCTGTTGGTGCAAACGCTCCACAACAAACTCTGACCAAGAAAAGGTGTGCTCATCTTCCTTTAACAGGTCAACTACAAAATCTTTGAAGCCTTACGAATTAATAGGACTTGAGTATCGTTTAGGGTCTGATCCTATTAAGCATGGAACTGGTGATTGCCTGTCTTTGGTTCGTACAGTATTAGGTCATTATGGTTTTACTGTTCCTAAAGGAGAGCGTGATTGGTATCGAAGATTAAAGAGAAAAGACTATAGTATCTTTTTTGAAGAATTAAATCGGTGGGGAGTTGAATCACCCCCTAAACTAGGAACAATTGGTTTATGTCATAGCGAAGATGATTCCTATGGTATGGCTGCTTATTACGAGGACGGATGGCTGAGTTACCGAAGAACATTAGAAAGCCAGGTGGTGCTTTGGTCTCCGCTAGAAGCCCTTTCACTCGCAGGGTGTTACTTCCAACGGAAGCCGATCTCTGTAATGCCCTTGGATTAACAGAAGAAGAATATTTTCAATTTTTAGAAGGTGTAGCTGCAAAGGTAAAAGAACGACCAGAAGCTTATAATTTAGTTCCTGACTTGGTAAATGGGCCTTTAGTAGTTGCTATTCCGTATGCAAATGCAGGTGCTTTAACTCTTTTAGGGCAAGTAGTTGTTGGTGTTGCCTTAAGTGTTGTTGCATATCTTTTAACTCCCAAGCCTAAAAGTATGAAGCAAGGGACAAACGAAAGAACTGCTGACATGGCAGGTCTTAAGCGTTTTGCCCCTCAGTTTTCATTTAACAGCGTTCAAGAATTAGCAAATTTAGGCGATTTAATCCCTCTTGTTTTTACAAATAGAGGTACAGATACAAGCAGAGGAGAAAACGCTAATGGTGGAATAAGAGTTAATTCACAATTGATGTGGTCACAGCTTGTTAGTTTGGGTCGTTTTCAACAGTTAAAAATACTTGGTTTATTTTCTTTAGGAACGATTGAACAAGAGCCAGATTTTGAAGGTTATGCCATAGGTGATTTATTAATAGAAAATTATCAAGCTGAAAAGATTTATTTATCTAATAGCAATATTCCTTTTAAAACTAATGGAGGTGTTTTTTCTACTGATATTTTTAGGGTTGATAATTTAAAACATTTTTCTGGTGCAAGAAACCCAACAACACAGGCAACTTTTGGATTAAGTAGTCCTATGCCTAATCTTACTTTTTTTAGGCTGCCTTATGAATTAGTTCGTGCTCCAAGCAAATTAAACGCAGATAACAGACCAGCAGCAAGAATTACAAATAAGAAAAGAAGAAAATTATTAGGCGGTTGGCCTATGAGGGCTGGTTTCGCTGATGGTGGAAATAGCTCTCAAAAAGCAGGTAATAGTGATCTTTCTGTTGGAACGTATTTAACTTATCAAGTGGTAGGAGGCAAGCTTGATAACGGAAATGCTTTTCAACAGGATTGGGAAGGGTATGATCCTCATGGTGTTGAAGATGTTAATTCAGTTACCAAAACTGTTCGAGAAACGACTGATTCTTATATTTCTGAAGGTGAGCAATATTTAGCAGGTACAGCGTTAGTTAGTTGTACCCATATTGGAAATGAAGCTTGGCCTGGGCAACCTTGGGAAGGAACTAATGAATCTTTTACTAGGGGTTATCAATTTAAAGTTTTAGAATCAGGTAGATATGAATGTGCTCCTACTACTAATTTAGGAACGCATTGTAATAATCCTCAATGGAATACAGGAGGAGATTTCTTTGAAGTAAAAGATGATAAATATTATTATGAACAGTTTTATGGTGATAGTTATTTGTTATATGAACCTGCTGAAAGATATGTACTTCAAAGAATAAATTTAGGAACTGTTTCTGACAATAGAAATTGTCACATAACCGAAATAGGTTTGAAGTCAAAAGTATTCAAACAAATGAGTTTTGCTAATGTTAATAGTAAACCTACAGAAGAAGAAATTGATACTGTCTTTAATGACAAATCTAGTTTAACATTAGGAAATGTTAATAAATATATTACTAGATATAGCTTTTTTAAGTTACAAGTAAGAGAAGCAGGAACAGGTAATAATTGGCAGACATTAGAAACACCAGTAACAAATCATCTTGATCTTTTTTGTGTTAAAGGTAATACTCCTGAGTTTCAATATAACTATATAAGAATAGATCATCCTTATAAGCAATATGAGTATAGATTTTTCCCTTGGCCTGGCAATGATGTTATTAAACAAGTTATTGCTAATACAACAGTTTATGTAAACTTATTAAATGCAAATGGGGCAACAGATCCCAATGCTATTCAACAGTTTAGCTACAGCAGTTATACCGTAAAATTTGCAGGTAGAAAAAATTATGCTTTAACAAGAGATCTTTTAAGTAATACAGAATGGGATTTTGGAGAACCTAACGCATATCGACAAATTGTTGCTGGCTATGTTCAAGGTTTAAAAGGTACTGGAAGTTATTCTTCTCCTTCTCATATCACTTCAGATAATCTTCCTCAAAAAAGAGTTTCAACAGTTCAATGGACAAAAATATATCATCCTGATTGTTCTTATGGTGGTACTTACCCTGGCTATGGAAATCACACCGTTATTGTTAGGTTTGATAATTGGCCTTCTGCTGGAGTTTCAACTTTTGCTTTATATATCAATAATATGCACGTCACTTCAAATATTCAGGGAAGGAATGGCCCTGAATGGGGTGATGCTCAACAACCTACAAGTATCACTTTAGTATCAGCACATGGAGGAGGACAAACTGTTAGTGGAGTTGAATTTCACTACACAACAGATGACGGACGAGGAGGTAAATTTATTCCTATTGTTGACAGCAATATTTCTGGTTCGTCTGCTGGTGGTCATCCCTGTGGAATTACTAATTTTTACTATGTAAGGAAAATAGAAGATGAATGGCAAAACGAAGATCCAGTTATTAATGATCTAATTACAACTTCAGATACAGATGGTAGTGGAGATGATATTGCTAGTGGTTCTGGACTTCAAGTTCGATTTAAGGCTTGGGCTAATACAGCAAGAACAGAAATTTACGCTGAATGGAATTTAGAAGGATCAAGAGGTAGTGGCTATAGGGAAGGAGATAAAGTTAGAATCCCTTCTCAAGACGACCCAGATGATACAGATGAAACTCTTGTTCCTGCACAAATTATTGAATTACAAGTTTCAAGTACAATTGAAAAAACATTACCAAGTCGTTTAAATCTTTATGATGCTGCTGCTGATTTTTGGAAGTACGAAGGTGATCAATCTAGTCATTTAGAAGGTCCAGAACATCAAATCACATACTGTAATGAAATAGTAAGGACAGAAGGAGTTGATAGTCTTGGTAGCCCTGCAACATATTCAGATTTAGCGTATGCAGGTTTAAGAATTAATAGCTCAAAAGAGTGGACAAACTTTAGTCAGTTCTCTGCTTACTTTAAAAAAGGAATAAAAGTAAAAAGTTTATTAGGTGGTTCAGATAGATCAACAAGTTTATTTCCAGAAATTGCTTATGCCTTGTTAACTAATTCAACAATAGGTGCTGGAAAAGTTATTAATACAGATTCAGTTAATGAAGCAAATATGATTGTTGCAGCAAATTTCTGTAAGAAAAACAACTTATTTTGGGATGGAGTGATTTCAAACCGAGTTAATTTAAGAGAATTTATTTTTGAGCAAGCAACTTATTGTTTATTAGATTTTACGATTATTGGAGGACAATTTAGTTTATATCCTGCTGTTCCTTTTGATAGTGATCATGCAATGAATTTAGATAAGAAGCCAACAATTAAGGCAATGTTTACTGATGGCAATATTAAAGATTTAAACGTAGCCTTCCTAAATCCTGAAGATAGACAAACATTCCAAGCAAATATTATTTATAGAAAAGAAAAAGTTAATGGTTTTTCTGAAAAGAAATCTTTAGTGGTTCGTCTTGTTGGATCAGCCCATGAAGATGATCCATTAGAGACATTTGATTTAAGTGGTTTTTGCACAAGCATTGATCATGCTGTTACTTTTGGGAAATATGTTCTAAGTAATAGAGAAAAAGTAGATCATACAATTACATTTAAAACTGCTCCTCATTACATCAATGGTGTTCAACCTGGCGACCACATAAGAGTGTATTCAACAACTCAACACGTTCAGCGATTTAATAACGGTGCAATTCTTGATGATGGAACAGTTGTAAGTAAAGACACAATTAGTGGGAGCAAGACATTTTATTACTGGAATCCTGCTGAACAAGAAGTAAAAGAAGCAACTGCTAATTTCTCAACACCAAGTTCAATTCAACCTTATGCTGGATCATTATTTACGATTAAAGAATCTGAAGCTTCTGATCAATGCTACAAAGTTGAAAGTATTACGTTTGGTGAGGATGGATTAATTGAACTTTCTGGATCGTATTCAGAATTAACGAGTGACGGTAAGCTGGCTATATTACAAGGATGGAACGATGGTTCTCGTTTCGCACCAGTAGAAAGCTAAATGGCAACAGCACAACCATTTCCTACCGTTAAACCAACTTCCAGAAGTTATAACCCTGGGACATATCCAAGTACCACGTTTGAATCGTTAGATGGTACGAAGACACATCTTCGTTTTGGTAATAAACGAGTTAATGCAACTTTGACTCTAGGGTTTTCAAATATTTCTGATGCTGATGCTGCTTTGATTTTGGCTAATTATGAAGATGTAAATTCTGATTGGGATTACGTTACTTTTGATCGTGGTTATGCGACTTCAGGTGTGACAGACACTAGCCTTTTGGCTTATTTAAAAGAGTCTGGATCAAGTTTGAAATGGAGATATTCTGGCCCTCCAAGTGTCACAAGTAGTTTTAAAGGA